AAATAACTGGGGAGAAATTACCATTAGGCAGATTACCATAACCTGCTGCAGTTTTAAATGCCATTTTTATCTCCATTGAAATAAACAAACGTATACAAAAAATGTATACAACAGATTTTCCTTTTCATCGGCTAATAGTATTTGAGGTTGTGTGTTTAGTAGCTATTTAAACACAGGCTCATACCATCAGGTAGGCTTCCAAGTTTTAATGTGAGTGTGAGTGTCCTAGAACTAGGGGTCACACGTCTAGTTACATATAGTTATACTTATAAATAACTATTTGTCAACACTTTTATCTAGCAGAACCTGATACATCATATACGAAGTTTCCTGAACGTATTGACTCCATAATTACGTCTGAGTTCTTTTCATACTCATCTGCACTCATGTTCTGTACATCAGATTCTTTTATCATGTTATTTTTAGTATTAGTTGTCGGAGTATTCTTTTCAGACTTCGGATTAACTGCCATAGCAGCACTCTCGCTACTCTTGACCTTATCTTTCTTGCCAATATTTCTGTCTGATTTGTACAAGTCAATAGCTCTAGCTGCTGATCTTGCATCCTGACTATTTTCGTAAAGAGCATCTTGAACCCATTTTGGTTGTTCTTCTGCCCACTCATGAAAATCGTCACTATCTCTAATCTCTGCGAAATCAGGATGAATCTTTAATAATTCTACTTCTGCTCTTTCTTTAGTAGTCTTTGCATTAAGTTCATCTATTTCTTTTAATCTTTGCTCTATGGCTTCAGATTGTTCTTTAGCTTTTTTAATCGCTATTGTCTCTACAATCTTTGCTACATCTGGGTATTCTTTTGCCCACTCCTCTAATTCTTTTTCAGTCTTAGGAAGTTTAATCTCTTTCTTAGTTGCTTTTTCTAGCTGAGATTTTAAGTCATCCAACTGCTTTTGAAACTCTCTTTCTTTTTCTTGGGAGTGTCTACGTAAGTCTCCATATCTTTTTTTGAAAGTTTTTTCTTCAGCACTCTTTGGTTCTTCTTCTTTTTCCTCTACCACTTCTTCTTTAGTTTCTTCGGTGATTTTCTCGGTTTCGCCAAGTGCTTCTTTCTTTAGCTTTTCTAACTCCTCCTCATCTTTTTTAATTCTGTCTTCATGAGTAGAAGGTTTCGCTACAAATGCTGTTTTCTTTGGTGTAGCATCTACCACCATTTCTTGTGCTTGTTCAGCCATTTCTTTCTCCTAGGGTTATCGTAGCCATTATTGGGGGATAAGTAGCTAGTGCATATTGTGGATTATTATCTTGAAGCTAATCCACCTCGCTTCATCTTCTTAACTTTAGGCTTACTTTTTCTTCGTGTTATTAACGAACCTTTATATGTTCCACCAAATTCTCCTGTCCCAAAAGCATCTTCAAAACTTCCTGCTTCTCCAGAAAAACCACCATTACCACTATCAGACTCTTGTTGTACAGCAGCTCTTGATTCAGCTTCTAGTTGTGCTAAAGATTTCCCTGTAGCTTCTCGTACAGCTTTTTCTGCTGCAGCAGTAAATCTTGCTCCTTCTTCTTTTTCTTGCTGTTCTGTTGTATAGTCATTATACGCATCTTTTTCTGAATCTGATAACTCATTGTAAGCATCTGTCGCAGATTTACTAACATCAAAACCTAAGAAAGACCTATCTCTTGTGTCTTTTATTAATCTATCAGATATATCTTTACCTAATGAAACTACTTTATCATAATCAACTTCTTGATTAGTGATTGTATCTTTATATCCTACTTTAGGATCAAATACAATTTGATTTTTATTTAATTTTTCTAAATCATTAACTCTACTTACAAAGTCTTTTGCAAATTGTCCTGTTACATCATTCTTTATTTTAAGAAAGTCTTCGTAGGATACAGTTTTAGTTATATTGCCTTTTTTAAAATCTACAGTAGTCCCCTTGGGTGCTTTTCCTCCTAGTATTCCCGGCAAAGCCGCTATACTTGCTATTCCAGGCAATCTTCCCGGAACGTTATATCCTATTTCAAATGTTGTGGAGTTTGTCTGAAGTCCTGGTCTATTCGTGTCTTTGTCTCCACCTATTGCTAAAGTTGCACCTAAAGTAGTAGTAGTACCACTATCATCTCCACTTGAAGTGTCTGTTGGTTTTACTTTAGTAGTTTCTACTTTTGTTTTAGTTTCTGTTGGACTAATTGTTCCCGTGTCAAGTTTAAATCCATCTGCCTCTAATTGTGCTAACTGTGCAGGATTTAAAGGCTGACCTGTCCCCACAATAAAGGGAACAAATCTTACTTGACTACCTTTTTTATATTTTCTATTTTCAGTTTTTACTTGCCCTAAGTTTGACTGTGGCAGTAATGATTTAAAAGAAGCTGGAGCATACGGAGTGACACCACCTGGAGTATACATCTGACCCATGCTAGGATTATATACATTAGGTGTATTCATAGTTGTAACTTGATTGGGCATATTTGTTGGATTGCCTAGAGGATTAGTTACAACACCACCAACTTGCATCTCTATTGGATCATCTTCCATCTCTAGGTCTTCTATTGTAAACGGTATATCGTCTGGAAGTGTCGCTTCGTCTGAGTTACCCATCTGACCCATATCTTCCATTCTTTGTAGTCCTGCCTTTGCTTTTTGTCTTAGTCTCATCAGAAAATCTAAACCTAGATATCTTACAACATCGGCAGGAAAAACAAACTCGCCTTCACTTAGTCTAGCTGGTATATCATCTCTCACTTCTTCTTTTGTAGAGCCTGGTGGTACTTCGTTACCTGATTCTTCGTCTACTTCCCCACCTTCATCTTTTAGTCCACCATCTTCAAACATTTCCATCTGTTTAGGCATAGCACCACCTTTAGCTGCTTTAATATCATCTAATTTAACTTCTACTTTATCTCCTCTTATTTTATCTATCAGCTTTGCTCTTTTAATATCTTCAGCATCAGCTTCACTTGGGGGGTAAAATAAATTTCTTGGATTGTCTAAGGCTTTATCTTCATCTTCTTTAAACTCCACCAAGGACTCATTGTATCCCATTATATTTGGGTCTTTTGCTTCCTCAAAGAGTTTTTTCATGTTTTCTACAGGTCTAGCTTTTGGCTTTACTGCCATAGCTATTTCATTATCAGTTTTTTTCTTTGCCATTGACTTCATCCCTTAATAATTTTAGTCTACGCAATATAGCTATTGAGCCTTGACATCTATGTATAATAGCCATATCATTTGTTTGTTCCATTGTTTTGTGTTGTTGCTCTATCAACACATCAATGTATTTATTCAGATGGTGTTGGTGACTGACCACCTGCTTGAGGTTGCTGAGTATTTGCTTGTCCACCTTGTGCTACTCCTGAAAATCCTTGTTCTCCAGGTATAGGAGCTTGTCCTGTACCTATCGTTCCACCTCCTACGCCTGTTGGGTCGTTTGGATTTAAACCCGCAGGAGCTTGTTGTTGTGGCATATCCCCTCTAAATTCTTTTAGTAGTTCTGCTTGTCTAGCAGCTTCATCCATATTATTAGTAACCTTATCAGGGTCTAAGTCCATAGCTTTAGCTATTTCACGAATGATAAAGTTAAACTTAGCAAATGGAGCAAGTGCTGGATTAGAAGCAGTTTGTAAGAACTGCATAAGTCTTTGTGATCTAACTTCGTTAGCCATTAGACTTTCTGTTCCTCTTGCTTTGACCTCTAGATCACCTCTTATTTCAGGATCAAAGTCAAATTGCATATTAAATCTAAATAAACCTTCACCTAAAGGTTTTAATAAATAGTCATCTATATTTTTTATTACTGTTTTAATACTGCCACTTGCAGCATTCATCAACATAGATATTCCTGATGCAGTTCTACCTACACCCATAACACCTGTTTGTCCGTGAGCAAAAGATGGAAAGCCTGTACTCTCGTCTGCTAATACTCTTGCTTTATCAAACAACTGCATATTTTCATTTGATACGTTAGGAAACTTAGTTCCAAATATAGCTTGACCCGGTGCTCCACCTTGTCTTCTAAATATCTTTCCCGGATATACTGATAAGTCTTGTCCAGGCACTAAGTTAGTTTCATCTACTTCTATCAAAAGATTACCTGATAGCACAGCATTATCTACAGCCATTCTCATAAAACCATTCATCAATGTTTGTGTGTCATCCATGTTTTCTGCAAGACCTACACCAAAGAAAGAATATGGATTTAACTCATAGGGTGCTGCCATGTAAGGTATCTTCGCAGGTTTAAATGGATTTAATACTGCTCTTAAAACACTACCACCACAAACCCATATGTTAGCTTGTAGTTCGTCAAACTCTTGTAGTTCTTTTGGTATGTCTACTTCTTGTTCTAATAACATTGCAGTATCTATCATACCCCAATATTCAAATACTTCAAATCTCTCTACATAGTTTTCTTGATTATAATCTGTTAAATCATCTTCCCAATATTTTTTTACATAATTCTCTCCACTGTCAATGACACCTTCAATAACGTTCTCTCTAAAAAAAGGTCTACGTTTTAATGAACGTAATTCTGTTCTTGACATCTTATGTCTTTCAATTACGTACTGTGCTTGATCTATGTTTGTAGAATCAGGGTCTGGGTAAAAGTTCCATACTGATACATGAGATACTTGTGGTGTTGTCTTAAATATGGGATTGTATTTTCCTTCACCATCCCAATTAGGATATTCTTTATCAAGAGCAAAAGGTCCTTTCATAACCCCAGTTCCAAACAATGACATTTCAAATGCAGTGCTTCTTAAATGTTTATTAGCTCCTGACTCTTCTAATTGGTCAGCTATTTTCTTTTCCATACTTTTCGCTGCAACCATCGCAGGACTAAACGTAATCGCAGTTGGAGTTTCGCCCACACCTTCTTCAAGGTTTTTAATTTTTCCCAAATCATCTTGCAAAGGTCCAAGCTTTTCAAGTAAACTCTTTTCAGTAGAGCCTTTAGGTAGTTCCATGCCATCGCCATTGAAACCATAAGGGGAAGAGATAGAAGACTCTCCACGAATTTCTTCAGGTTTTTTCGGATCAAAGTTAACATCTTTTGCTACTCCTTCAGGTAATGTTGTAGGTTCTATGCTGATAGGAAATTTATTTCCTGCAAACAAAACATCAACTATTTGCCCATAGGCAGCTAATGTTTTTGTTTTAGTTATCTTTATAAATACTCTAGATTTTTCTGCTTCTGTAAACTGAACATCAGGACCATAGAGTCCTCTATAGTTTCTGTAAGCTCTAGTCCATCTTAGTTCATCTTCGTATCTATAGTCTTCTGACTTTTTAAACTTCATCAGAACATAGTCTGCTAATTTAGAAGCTGAAGCATCATCTTCAGTATCGTTTTCTTTTATATCATTTAAAGCTATTGCTTCTTCTTCTTCTAATAAAATATCTTCTTCTGCCATATTAATATCCAAATGTTGCGTCTGCTATAGGCATACTACTTTTTGGTCTGCCCATAGGATCATAGTCAAATATACTAAATCTAGGTCTTGACATAATACCATATCTTAAAGCGTCATAGATATGGTCTTCTGCTCTAGTATCCACGTCTTCAGGATTCTTTTTATCTAGAGGTATAGCAGGTATCTGTGCTATTGTATTCATACAAGTATTAAAGAACACCATTCTAGGTTGCTCGGTAAACTCATCTACTTGCAACCTTCTATGTAATTCATTCTTTCCAGCCACACGACTTCCTTTACTTCTATCTGATGGTCTCCAACGACATCCTCTTGAAATCATTTGTTCAGCAAGTGAAGGACCTGTGTCACCACGTTTATGCCAAAGAGAACTATCAAGTACACCATACTTTATATTACCATCTTCTGATTCTAAGTCTAGTACTCTTTCTGCCAAATCTGTGGCAAGGACTTTAGAAACATATAACTCTCTATACAGTATAAGTTGCTCATCTGGACTAACAGCAAACCACAACACAGCACTATAAGAACCATAACCATAATCACAAGCACGAAACTTGACCCAATTTCTTGGAATGTCAAAAGGTTCAATAACGTGAATATCCCTATTAAACTCAGTAAAAGCAGCACCTTCTTTAATATCCCAATCACCTTCAAGCAACTGTTTACGTTGGTGTTCAGGGAGGGATAGAAGCATCGCTTCGTAGTCTCCTTGACTTGAGAGATATGGATTATCAGATAATCTAGCAGGTATGAATCTTCTTTTAAAGAGAGATTCTCCTGCCTTACTGTGTCCTTCAGGATACTTGAGAACTTTTCCTGTTTCAATATTTGTGGCATCAAATGCTCTTCCGTATGGTGCTGGGTCAATAAACATTTTCTTAACCCATTGATGACCCGGACCTCCTGGGTTAGTTGTTGCTCTCATGTAGACTGATAAGTCTGAAGCAGTAGAACGAAGTCTTGATCGCATATAGTTCCAAGCAAATGGTGTTGACCACTGTGTTAATTCGTCAAAGCCTATCCAACTAAAAGCTAAACCTTGATATCTTAATACATCATCATCTCGGTCTAGGTATGACATCCACAGTCTTGCACCTGATGGAGCTACCCATTGCATCTTTCTTTCTGACCACTTTATACCCTTGTATATTTGAGGGTATAACTCTCTAGACTTCCAAACGAGTTCTCTTAACTCTTCTGTTGTATGTCTAAGCAATAATCCACTAAACTGTGGATGATTCATATAACGCAGTGGGTCTGCTAACATAGCATAACTTTTACCCCCACCTGCAGAACCACCATAAAGAACTTCTCTTTCAGGTGATGCAAGAAACTCTGTTTGAGGACCTTTGTTAGGTCTAAAGACTACGTTTTGTTCTTCAATAGGTACTGGCTCAATATCTTCAACGATACTAGGCTTTTGCACCCGTTCTTTCTTCTTCGTAGGCTTTCGCTTTTTGTATTGCCTTTTCTGCCCACTCAGTCCATGACTTGAGAGTTCTAGCTTTGTTCTTACGTTGTCGTTCATTCATTAATCTTTTTCTTAATCCTACGTGAGATATATCTCTTCCTGTTTTAGTTGTAATCCAATTAGCTACTTGTCTATATGAATATTGTTTCACGTATTGCCTAGCAACTTCTATGGCTTCTAACTCAAAAGGTATAGGGTCAAGTAATTTAGAATCTTCTTTATTAACTTCATAGCCAAAAGGAACTATCCTTGCTATGCGTGGTATTTGTATCCACTCTTTCTGTTCTTCATCTTTTAAATCTGTTGGTTGTGGAAGTTTCCACTTACCTACACTTCTGTTCATTTTTTAGTTTTCTTTTTTAAATTATCTACGAAAGTAACAGGGTTAGCGTATTTTTTTGTAGATAATCCACCTCTTGATAATTTTTGTTTTTTACGTTTTTCTTCTTTTTCTTTATACAACTTATCTAAAAATTTATCTCTTTCTAATTTTTTTAACATTTTAGATTCATCTCTTAAAATTTTATCTTTATAAGCCTTGTCTAGATTTTTTTTACGCTTACTTCTTTCCATACCTACTTTTCCTGCAGTCTGTAGTCTTCCTAAAACACTTTTATCCATGCCTGTTGGTTTATTTAAAAGTTCTTCTAATTCTTTATCAGTCATATCTTCTACGAGTTTTGCTCCATACTTTTTTGCAAATCTTTTAATTGGATTAGCATCACTTGCACGAACAATCTTTTTTTCCTTTTTATTCTCTGCCATGACTATTTCCCTTTCTTTGGTGGCAATATCATTACACCACCTGATGCTTCTACTTGTACTTTCTCAGTTTTAATTAAACCAACTCTGTCAAGTAATTCTTTTGCTGCACCAAGTCTATCTCTTATGCCTAACTGTGTAGGGTCATCAATACCACTTACCATCGCAACTGCTGCCTTGGGTGCATTACGACTCATATACAGTTGTGTCTCTTCCATTATCTCATCTTTCATAGATGCGACAATAGCAGAAGTTCCTGAGTGCTCTGAATATCCTGCAAGTAGTTTTGCCTGTACAGGGTCTCCATTAGCTTTGTCAAACAAAACCTCTAAAAACTTTTGTTGTCTCTCTGTTAGTTCTCTTTTCTTTGTTGTCATATAGGTACACCCTGTTTTACAACTCTATCAATTAAACGTTGTGCTCTATTTGTTGTCTGCTTAAACCACCTACTGTCTTCCATCTGAAGTGCCATTTCACGATAGTCTCCCACTTCTACTGCAGCAATCATGCGTTTAAATTTAGATAAACGAGGCTTTCCTAATTGAAAAGACATATTAATTAATACGTGTTGTATATCTTCAGGTAAAGAATCAAAATCATTAAATATATCTTGACAGTCATTTATAGCAGTCTGTACATCTTTTTCAAACCACTCTTGTACTTGTTCTTCAGCTATAGATGTACCAATAGGTCCTGCATATATCTCTTCATCCCACTCAGTAATCAAATGTCCGATTCCTCCGGTCAAATGCCCTTCACTGCAATGGTACGT